GTCGACTTGCCTTGCATGGCATCTTTGACGGCAGCGGTTCTGGTTTGGGTGGTCATGGTTTCAGTCTTTCATCAGGAACCGGCGGCTGCCGGCGGTTTCGGTGGTAAAGAGATCGATCACGTTCTTGGGGGCGGCGACTGCATTGGCCACGGCTTTCCAGTCGGTCTTGCTGCCGGGCTTGGCGCTCTTCCAGGTAGCCAGCGTTTCGCCTTGCCACATCAGCGCTTCGGCATCGCCCATGGCCGCCTTGATGCCCATTGCGGCAGCATCGGCCACGGCTTCATAGTTGGCCGCCTGCGCCTTGGCTTCACGCAGCACGGCCAGCTTGTGCAGCAGTTCTTCGTTGGCTTCAACCGCTTTGGCCGGCGTGCTTTTCGGGTAAAGCAGCTTTACGTCGCTGTCGCTGACCGGATCGGGGGCGACGTCCGCAACGATATGGCGGTTCCACCATTCGGTGGCCTTGGCGACGATCATCTGTTCGAGGTCTTCATCACACCACAGGTGATAGATGCGCAGGTCGTGATTGCCGAACAGAACCGCCAGATCGGCATAGCGGCAGCCGGTCAGAATGCGGTAGGTGGCTACCTGAACCAGATAGGCCATCGGTACGTTGTCGGTGCCGGCCTCGCCCCATTCATCGGCGTTGAAGGCAGCAAAGGCATTGGCGGTCTTGCATTCGAGCAGGCAGTCGGTGCGAATCTCGCTTTTGTGGCTGGCGACCTTCTGGCCTTCCGGAACAACGAGGCGGTCGACGTGGCCGATCAGCGGCGCAGTCGGATGGCGCAGCATCGGGTTGAAGCGCTGGACCTTGAGGCCGGTGGCAGCGCTGTATTCCTGTGCCACGAACTCTTCGGCGAACGTCCCGAAGCGCATCTGCAGATTCGATTCGGTCGGCGGGGTTCGGCCGGTCTTCTCGGCCCACACATCGACCGGCGTGCGGTATTTGGACAGGCCAAGGATCGCGCCAATATCTGAACCGCCCAGGCCCTGCAGGCGTTCGGCGTGGAATTCTGCGCGGGCGTTCATGACTTAACCTCATTGAACCGTGCATCAGCCATGCCCTTGGCCCGATCCATGCTATCCGCGATAAAAACCGGGAAACATGCTTTTGGCTGGTCGTGCCTCGTTGCCAAACGAATTCGCTCACGAACATCAGCGTCTGTATCGATGAATCGGACAGTGGTTTGTACGCCGTTTGGGTAATGAAGCGTCCAGCTGCTCGGGAACACCTCTCCGTTGTCTGCAGAGTCCGACAAGAGTCTCTTAACTTCTTCCAGGTGCTTATGCTGAAGTGCAGCCAGCTTTTTCATTACAGACTGCGTGATAAGGACCCCGCAAAAAACTCCATGGGTATAGTCGTAAAGCGTTCCATCGTGGATTTCGTAGCTCATGCTGCTCTCCGTGCGCGGCGCAGAGCCTCGAAGCGGATGGCCGCAATGAAGTGATGAAAGGCGTTGTGGCGGTCGAGATAGCGACCGGTGGCGAACGGACCCCATTCGCGCTGATGCTTGATGGCGCGGACGGCGGCGACGGCTTGCGGGCTGGCGCTCATAGTTTCACCTCGGCAATCTTGGTAATCGCGTATTCGCCGCAGCGCTGGAAATCGGCATGGAAGCGCACTTCCTTGACGGCCTGTTCCTTGCTGTCGGCCATGACGCGGATGGTTTGGACATCGCCGGCGGTCTGCGCGACAGCCAGCGGCTTCAGGGTGGCTTCCCAGATCATGGCGATACCTTCCGGGCGGACGTCGGGAAGAACATCGGATATTGACGACGGGCTTCCTTCTTCGCTTCCTCGTCGTTGCAGGCGGTGACATAGGCCATGCGCTTGCGGGCGTTCTGCACTTCGTTCATGCCCTTGCAGCGGGTCATGGTGACTTCGTAGAAGTAGCGCGGGGCGCGGAGCATGTTGGAGAGGTTCAGCATGATTCCTGCAACTCCTCGAGCAACTCCTCCAGCGCCTTGTAGGCTTTCTCGAAATTGCCGGAATAAACAAACTCGTCGTTCTTCTTGTTGAAGATAAAGTTATCTGTTTCAGAAACCATGTTTTCGAGAACGAGGATCACCTTGTTGATATTCCCTTGGCCGCGTTCGAGGCCCATTTGATAGGCGTAGTCCTGAGCGCGTTTAACGGCGTCTTGGATCACACCTTCTGCGGCATTGGTTTGCTTGAACCAGTCATCGGTCAGCATGTTCAAATCGTTTTGGTTCATGATCACAGCCCCATAAATCCGATACACAGAGTGAAGAAGCAGAAGGCGAGGAAGATCCAGCCCAGCGCTTCCATGAAGCACGGAACCATCTGCATGTCGTCGATGGCGAACGGGATGCGCTTGAGCGCTTCAGGCTCGGTACGCTCGAATTTGTCTGCGGCGTGTTGCATGACTATCTCCGAAAAATCCCCGCTGGCCCTGAAGGTATGCTTCGGTACTCAGCCTTTGGCCTGTTCTCGTAACTCCGAACTGCCAGCGGGGTACTGCTCACCGGGTAACGCGCCTTCCCGTCTGCCCTACAGCGCTCATGCTTTCGCCTTGAGTGGGCCGCCGTCCTCTCCCGGTAGTCACGCACTTACACGTAGTAGCCGTCTTGTCAGGCCGGCGCCCTGTTGTCCGCTTGTGGGCCGGACCCCCGTTTCTGCGCTGCGGCGTTTTGCGGCGTTGAGTAATTATCACGAACGTGTTCCACAATGTCAACACAGAAGTGATATTTTTTTCATGGACGAAAAAAAGCCCGCACTAGGCGGGCTGGTGGACGGGTGGTCAGTTACTCAGAATACTTGGGCGCACAGCCCTTTCCTGGCGCTGCCCTTGATTTCTTCGTACCCCTTGGAGCGCAGGCACTTTTCGTAGAACTCGATCTGCGTGCAGGCATCGCCGCGTATCTGGCGAGCGTCCCGCTCACATTCGTATTCGTCGCGGGAGAACTGCTTGCGGTCGGCACCGGGATCAAAGCTGGCTGGCATTGGCATGGCACAACCCAGCATGCTCATTGAAAACGCAACACAGATCAACGCGGTTCGTGAATTACTACCAAGGTCGTAAATGCTCTTTGTCATAGATTTTTTCTGCCCCAATCCGTCAATGAAATCACGCGGCATTTTGCTTGCTAGCCTCTGCGTCATCGATTGTTTTTTTTGCCTGCCACATCCAGGTTTCGCGCGTTGCATCTGGCAATAAAGGGAAGGCCGCCAGCAACATCCGCTCGTCGTCGCTGAGTTCGTTGCATTTGCCGAGGCGATTGCCCTTTCCCGTTTTGAGCCAATAGGCATCAACGCCAAGAGCGTGCGCGAGTTCAGCAATAAACGGGGTCTCTTCCCTGACTCCCGTTTCCAGATTGCTGATAAACGACTGCCCCATGCTTTTGTCGACGAGTTCAGCGAGTTGGCCTTGAGTCAGCTTTAGCCGCTTTCGCTCGGCTTTGATTCGATCTTTTAGGAGGTCCATGGCGCGATGTTCCCTTAGCGTCGCATCACGTTGGTGTTGACTTTGAACAACACGGTTGTGATAATCATCGCATTGCATGGAGATACCTATGAACTGGAAACAATTGCTGACTGAGATCCAAGAGGTTGGGAAGCTCAGTCAAACGGAAATCGGCGAACAAATTGGGCGGTCCCAGGCATGGGTCAGCGCCGCAATCGGCGGCAAATATCAAGACCTTCGCTGGTCCGATGGAGATGCAATCAGGAAGCTCCACAGCAAGGTGGTCCTGAAGGCCAAGAAGGCTGCTTGACGTGGTGAGTGTGTTTGCCATGTCGAGCAGTCTCTTTTTTTGCCCGAAGCGTGTCATTCCGAACGCTTCCGAATAAATCGGAAAGGGTCGTAAATGCAATCCGAACTCCCATTCTATGAAGGCCCGGAAGACGCGCTAAGAACTGCGGTTCAGGCGCTCGGCGGGGCCAAGCAAGTAGGGCCAATGCTGTGGCCTGACAAGTCGGTCGACGCCGCTTCTAGGCTCCTGCTTGACTGCATCAATTCCAGCCGTTCCGAGAAACTGGAATTCACCCAGATCATGCGGATTTTCTCGCTGGCCAAAGAGGCCGGGTGCCACGGCCCGTTCTCATGGATCGCCGGGGAAATCGGCTACGAAGCCAAGCCCATCACCAAGGCCGAAGAAGTTGATCGCCTTGTCTCGGTGATCGAGCAGGCCAGCAAGACACAGGCTGCAGCATTGGCCGCCCTGGAACGCATGCAGCGCTCCGGAATTGCGAGGGCAGCATGATCCCCGACATCATTAAGATCGCCCTTTACTGGCTGCTGATTTCGATCATCGCGGTGATCTTCATCGCGCGGCTGTTCCGCCATTCAAAAGACCCGTTCGACTGCTTCGAGGATCACGAAGAGAACATGGACGACGAGGGGGGATGGAAGTGAGCCTCCCTCCGACAGTCGCCGTTCTGTTCGCCAGGACAGACAGTATTTACAAGCAGATTCCCGGCTGCGATGTGTTCGACATCGAGCGCGATGCGCGAAATTTTGCGGGTTCGTGCCA